TCGGAGTGCGAATCCTCCCTGTAGTAGGATATGCTCTGCTAGCATATGACCTATGGAATCTATACGACTCATGGAGGGAGGACTAGAATGAAGTCTGTCCCTTCAGACTGTCTAGGCCTTGATTCTCAATTAGGGCAAGATTCGACCCTTCGCCAATCACAGTACCGTAAGTGTCTATTCTTCGCAATAGTGCTCGGAATGTGCTTGGGTGGTTCATCTGTTGATTGGGATATTGTTCAAGCAATGACCAATTACTGAGGATATAGATTGTCTCAAATTGTGCTAATTTGTTAGCATATCGAGCCGGTAATTCGACCGGATATCCGTCAAGATAATTCAGCATATCTTGTATTTTGAGTGAGTTTCTGAACTCCTCAAAGACTAGTACAGGCTGCCCGTGGTAATTGTCGAATGGGTGGTCATAGTCTGTGACTCTGTGCACATTAGCATAACCATGCTTTTCCATGACATACCTCGTCTTACCGCAGCCTGTATCGCCAGCAATGTATGTGGTGTGCACATCACGCCAACCTGCATTTGCTCGGTCGATTTCAAGTCTGTACTTGTCAATGGCTGCTTGACACTTGATTGTCTGAGCAGGCCATTTCTTCACTAGTTCACGATTGCTCCAACCGGATTCAATCTTCTCGACGATTTGTTCCCACACTGAGAACTTCTGATTCTCAGATTGCTGGGGCAAGTCACCGATAACACGCAGAATGCCACCCATTCTGCCGGATGGGAGTGGATAGGATTCCATTTCTAGTCCACCGTAGTTATCGCCGTCGATACCTTCGGAATCCCATTCGTCTTTGCTTTGTCGGCCTTTTGCACAGTAAGCCATTGATGAAAACTGAGAACTGTGTGCGTCTTCTAGATGCCATCGGTCACTGCCTAGTAGTTTCTTGACTGCTGAAAGTGTCTTTCCATGTTTGAAGTAAAATGCTGCTTGAATGTGCTCCGTACCGCTGGGAACTTCATCGGTTCCCTCGCCAATTTCCATGGCGAAGATAGCCCAAGCGAACTTGGACTCGTCGAGGAATAGAATGGAGTCTATTTCCTCTTGTGTCGGGTTATTCAGCGTGCATCCTGCGTAGTGTCGGGTTCGTCCCATGAAGCGTAGCAGAAAAGGCGCCCCTTATCAAAGCATGGCTTCTAAAGAGCGAGTATTACCTCTTTAGAAGCCTCTGTGCAGTGTGCAGACCAATCAAGACGGTTCGGGGTGAATGTTGCACAACATGAAGAGAGAGGAGGTCAAACACAAGCAGACAAAGGGAAAGGGCCTAGGAAAACCGTAGGTTTTCCGGCGATTTAAGATGAGGAACCCCGTGGATGGTAACATGGCGATTTCACGACAGAGATACCTATTCGACGGGCCCGGAACTTACTATATTGATTTGGCAGCATCTTGTTCTGTCCAAGAGCGTAAACTGCATCGACAGATGAAGCGGTATCATGTGATGGGCGGTCTCATCAAAGACCGGAATAACGAATCAACAATCGAAATCAATACAGCGCCGGATACTTGGGTGACTACTACGGCAGTCAAGAGAGGTAAGCGCATATTCGATAAAATGGTCAAGAAGAACACCGAAACAGCAGGAATCGTCAAGGCTCGTTGGCACGATTTCAGAGTGTCCTTATGTGAAGATATGGATGTAGACTTCTTCCCACAAGGTAGCAATGAACATAGCAATGTGAAGTTGCCACTCGATGCTGCTGGTATGGATTTGTACGGTGCAGCCTCTAAGCCCGAATTGGAGTTTAGCCAATACCACACAGAGGACATTGCATGGTCCACTGAGTCTCTAGATGGCAGCGACAATAGGAATGCAGATTCCTTCAGACCTATGATAACCGGCATTCACAAAGAAGGAACCGGAGAAGAGGGAAATATTTGGTCACGAATCTCCCTCATTCAATCTTGGTTTGAATCTCGCAATCCACCGGACCAAGACACGCCCTTGACTGATGTTGTCGCACTAGATGACCCACTACTCAACCTGTTTGATGTAAGTGATGTTTTGGATGAAGTCGTCGAAGACTTAGCGCAGCAAGGCGACTTTCCACCATACGACATGTTCGGTCATTTCGGCGGCATACATGATGCTCAGAGTGAGTTCACGACATTTTGGGACTCCACATCTCTCATGAGGCAGGATGTAAACCTTCAGAGACAAGCCATGGCTGCTACGCAAAGTGGAGCCGGCGCAATCTCTCAATTGAATGGTTTTTCAGCCATTTGTGGTCTAATCCAAGTGAAAGTCGAACAAGCATCTCCTAGCGGTCTAGTCGAACTCGTCCTCGATGTCGATACCGTTGGTGATGAACTTTGAGCATAAGCGATAGAGGATTGAAACATCAGTTTCTATACTTACTCGCTAGTAGTGAAACACATACTAGCAAAGCCTCGGCTGTGAAGGAGTTTGCACAGACACGACTTCAGAGACAAGCAACTGCAAGTACTGCAAGGCAAGGACTGATGATGATTGCTAGAACATCATCCCCGCAAGTTGCCAAGGCTGCATTACTCGGAGTGCGAATCCTCCCTGTAGTAGGATATGCTCTGCTAGCATATGACCTATGGAATCTATACGACTCATGGAGG